TAAAAAATAGACAATAAAAAAGTCTGAAAACCGTGGTTTTCAGACAAATTGTGGTCGAGGTGACAGGATTTGAACCTGCGACCTTTTGGTCCCGAAGCCATCCGGCTCAATTGCATTTTATGCGATATACACAGTATATCATGCATATCATCGGCCGTCAACGTATATAATTAAATGATTGACTAATAAAGAATAGTTAATACCACATTTTTACCACAGAGCAGCGGGTTATGTGTCATTTTTGCCCTCCGGCAGCTCCAAGGAGAGGGCATTCAGCACACGAGAATCCAACCACTCATCCAGATACTTGACCATCTGATTCCGGGAGGCAGATTCGCGCTCCTTCGACAGGTGGGTGTACAGATCCAGCGTTATCCTGATGTCAGCGTGTCCGAGGAAATACTGCGCAGCCTTTACGGGAACACCGGCATCATACAGGGCCGTGGCGTATGTATGCCGGAGATCATGCGCCGTAAACTCGAATTGCTTCCGCTCCTTTGCGGGGAGCTTTTTTTCTTTCTCGGCCTTTTTCCGTTCAAGGTCTGTCCTGCGGCCGCGCTGGGTAGGAGGCTCGCCATTCAGGATTCTCTCAAGCACTTTGCAGAAGGTTTCCAGAGCGCGGGACACGGCGCTCTCCGTCAGCTGCTTTCCCTTGGCAGACAGACAGACGAACCCCTCGCGCCTTTCTTCCGGGACAGAGAGCAGCGCAGCGTGCAGGGCTTGACAGATCGGCAGCACCCGGAGACCGGCGTCCGACTTTGCTCGTTCCTCGATCACGACGGAGCCACCTGTGATTACGGCCACGGCCCGGACTTCAAGCGTCCGGGCCTCAAGGTTTACGGCATCCCATTTCAGAGCCATCATTTCGCCGCGCCGGAGACCACACAGCAGCATGAGCAGAACCCACAGCCCCGCATGGCTCGCCTCCGTGTTCCAATTCGCCATGATAAGTTCAACCTCCCACCGATCAAGCGCACGGTGGGAGCCTTTTTCATAGCTTGGGAGAATCAGGTCTTCCGCAGGATTGTCGCTGATGATTTTGTTCTTCCGTGCCCGTTCGAACAGGCGCTTGATTGCCTGACGATACTTGTCTACGGTGGAGAAGGACATGCCGCTCACATCGTTCAGGGCCTTTTGCAGATCAGTCTCACGGACATCAACGACCCTCATTTTCCCGATCTTTTCCGAGAGCCGCATGTATGGCGTTGCATCGCCTTTCAGATAGGCCTCATTTACGCGGGTACGGTAGGTCACGAGGAAGATATCGACCCATTGCGCAACGGTGATGTTCGGGTCAAGGACAAGCCCGGAAGAGAGACGGGCCTTGTACTCGTCCCTCTTCCGTTCAGCCTCGGCCCGCGTATGGCCGTAGAAGTATTTACGATCAGGCCGTCCGTCGTCCTTGTACCCGATTTGGAGCGACACCTGAATCAGTCCATCGGGCCGCTCGCCCTTGCGCTTTCTTCCTGCCATCAACAACCCTCCACGAGATACGACCCGCCATCCGGGATGAGCCTTATTCCGCGATATTCCCGGAGCAGCCATTCGACAACGTACTCATCGTACTCGGCCACCAGAGCGAAGCGGAAAGAATCAAGGGGGAGGCCGCCACCGGCGACCAGATCACCGGCAGCAGCCGCGCATTGCTTACGCCATTCCAGATTCGCCGCCGACAGGTTGAGATCTGCGGCAGAAATCAATTCCCGGTCAAAGCAACGCTTCAAAGCATCGGCAGCGTCAGGCCAGCGGCCCAGACGCATCATTCGCTCAGCCTCGAACAGCAGCGTCTCCCGCTGGCCGTCGTCAGCCATCAGGAAGAAAGATGTGCCGCCACAGGCCGGACACGGAAGCTCGGCCACGGCATGAGCCAAAGAGACATCCGCGTGGCACTTACTGCACCATGCCATTTCCATACGGTACCTCACTCAATTTCGATTTCTCTTGTCTGGATAGATTCACCGGCGAAGTATGAATCCGCATTGTGGTACTCAAAGACCATTGCGAAGGTCTCGACGGTGTCAATTCTGTATTTCAGGAACATATCGGCTCCGTTCGTCCATTCGTGAAGGAACGTGCAGTTGGCCGGAACCTCGACGAACTTACTGATATCGACAGCGCAGCCGTTTACAATCACAGAATCACAGCCGATGTTCAGAATACGGTCGGTCTTGTTTTTCAGAAGCAGCTCGGTCTTGAGGTAGGAGCTGTCGGCTATCTTCTCGACGTAGAAGTTGGAGTAGCTTACGGCGATGTTTTCGTCCTCGTACAGCAGGTACGGGTCTTCTGACACAGGAGCTGCAGCCGGAGCCTCAGTCACCGCGACGGCAGGAACTTCCGGGACAGCAGCAGAGCCATCCAACGGAGCCACATACTCAAGCCGGATGCGGCCCGGAGCATCATCGTACTGTTCCCAAGCAGCTTCGCCGGTGCTGGCGTTGTATTCCAGACCTCCACAATACCCGGCCAGAACCAGACAGCCCTCCCAGAGCGGCACGACATACTCTTCCGGGTACGCCTCTGTTGTCAACAGGGAAGTGCCATCTTCCCACCATGCGTAGCTCGCCAGCAGCGCAGGCTCGTCGAATGAATAGCAGTCAAAGATCGACGCTTTGGTATACACCTCGTCAGCCGGAGCGATGGAATACCAACCCGGCGCAACATCATCGAGCGCACCAACGAAGGAGCCGCCCGAAACAATGACCTCATTGGGCGAAGAGGTAAAATTTACCCCCCCACCGTTAGATATTCCTAACTCTTCCGACATGGCAGAACCACACAGGAAGAGCAGCATTGCCAACGTGAAAGCAAAAGCCCTCTTCAACACAGTAACCTCTCCTTTTTCGCTTAATAACCCTACCACTACCACAACATAACCCGGTTAGTAACCCGGTTACGGTACGGTTATTGTCGGTAACATAACCCCCGAATAACCGCAAGTAACCGCATAAACCGTACCTATAGTTGTTGTAGTAGTATAGAATATGAGATATATGAGGGAGTATATTATATATATACTATACGCGCGCGTGCGCGAGGGATTACTCCCCCGGAGGCCCACTTTCCAACAGCTCAAAGATTCCCCAGCGCCTCAGAGCCTCAGCCGACGCGTCCGTCAATCGACGCATTCCCCTGTGCAGACCTGACGCGACGCGCCTCTTCGATGGCCTTGTTGGTCACGACGATCACGCCCTCGCGGTCGAGGTTGCGGAGCGTATCAAGCAGGAACCGCTCTTCTGCTGTGATTTGAACATAGTCATCAGGGATCACCGGCAGCGGAACATCCCTGCCCTCAAGGAGCTTTTCAGCAGAGATACCGAGAACGCCGCAAATCGGAATCACATACTGTGCAGGGAAATCCTCGCCACGGCTCAGCCATGTATTCAGGGTGGAAGCAGCAACGCCGATTCGTTCGGCCAGCTGCTTTTTTTGTATTCTCTTCTCAGCAATCAATTCGTTCAGTCTATTTGCAATCGTCATTTCGTTCATACCTCCATAAATTTTTATTGATAAACCGAATTTAAGTATTGACAAATCCGAAAAACCGATTATAATTAAATTCAGTGATACGGAATTTCGATTCGGAATCGGATTTTCGCCGGAATTGTCAAAGAGAGACGCGACCACGAAACGCGAAGCCGCACAACGCCTTGGATTCTCGTTTCTTGTCTCAATTCCGATTATATCACAGTTTAACCATTTTAACAATAGTTAAGAGCGGCAGAAAGGAGAGAAGATTTCATGAAGCGCAATCAGGTCATGGACAGGACTTGGCTCGAACGCGCAAGGCGCGAAAAAGGCTTCACTCAGGAGCAGGTTGCAGAAGCAGCGAAGATCACCACCGCTGGCTACAACCGAATCGAGAATGGCCTGTTCACCCCCGGCATTGTCACCGGCCTTCTGATCTGTGACAAGTTGGGCATTTCTCCGAGGCAGTTCCTCACCGAACGCCCCGTTGGCTATGCGAAGTAAAGGAGGCCCAGCGGCATGGTACGCAATCGCATCAAGGTATTGCGGGCCGAAGCTGAGATCAGCGCCACTGCTCTTGCCGATAAGATGCCCGAAGGGGTAGACAAGATCGTAATGAGCTACATCGAGAAAGGGCGCGTACTTCCGACGCGGGAAGGACTTGAAACCATGTGCGACGTGTTCGACTGTCTGCCCACAGACATCTACGACGCGCAGGACATCGACCTCCTTGCGGTCAAGCGGGAGCCTGAACAGCAGCAGCCCGCCCCGGAGCCGGTCAAGGTCAAGGCCGTCTCCAACGGGAAGAACCCGAACGAGATCATCATCCAGCCTGCTCGCCGAAGTGTGGAGCAGCACGAAGGGATGGAACAGATTCGCGTCTGGATGCCCGCCGAAGAAAAGGCGGCGCTCTTCAAGGCGGTAGCCGGTCTTGGCTACCACAGCGTGGCCGAATGGCTGCGCGAAAAGTACCGCGCAACGCTGCGCGAGTACATCGCGCTCAACCTCAAAGACAAGACGCTCCATGAAGCTATCCCTCCTACCACCGTAATCAAACCATCGGAAGTGGTTGAGTAAATCATAGCAGCGCGGGAGGCCAATCACAATGGCGGTCTTTACCAACATCGACATCAAAAAGCGGCGCGAACTACTGAAAATGACCGCCGCAACGCTTGCCGAACAGATAGGCCGCGACCCGACGACCATTTACAACTGGGAGAGCGGGAAAAGCGACCCTGACCCCGACAGCATGTACCAGATTGCGGAAGCGTTCGGCGACCTGAACATCTGGTATGACTGGATGCGCACGAAGTTTTCCAGCTACGCACGGCTGCACCCGGACACGAAGCAGCACGAGCTGCCCGGCGCGATGATGGCCATGTTTGCAGAGGTCGGCGACCTCATGGACGTTCAGCGCGAAGCCATCCGGGACGCGGCAGACGGGAAGTTCGACGACCCAGCCCTCGCTGCGACCGTTGAGAAAGAGGCTACCGAAGCTCTCGGTGCCTGTCAGAGATTTCTCAACGCCCTCAAGAGCGCACGGAGGTGAACCATTTGCCAGCATCCAAGAAGCGTTATTACAGCGCGAAGGACATCGAAACCATCCTCGGCGTAAGCCGAAGCAAGGCAAACCAGATCATGCACATCTTTGAAAAGCGCGGTCAGCTTTTCAGACTTGGAAATACCCTTCGGGTAGAAATTGACGTATTTGAGCGCTGGCAGATGGAGCAGACCGGCCAGCGAGTGACATGAACGGAGGATTGAAATGAGTACCAACACCAAAGAGAGAGGCCGCGCCAGCGTCATCATGATGCGCGGCCACGGCGAACAGCGGCTCCGGCAGGCAATGATGCAGGGCCTTGTCCGGGAAGAGATTGCAGCCGATGTTGAGGAACTTCTCCAACAGGTCGACGATGCACGACGCGAACATGAACAGCTCGACCGCAACTATCGCGGAGCAGTCCAGCGCGTCGGGGAATATGAGCGCATCTACTTCGATGCTGTGGGCGCTTTCCAGAGGGAAGAAGCCCGGAACAAAAAGAACGCGGAGCGGAAGGAAAAGGCAAAAGCTGTCGCCATTATCTTTCTCATCGTGTTGGTCAGCACGATCATCAGCAGAGCCATTTTCGGCTAATCACCAGAAGGGGAACCCACCATGAAAAAGGTCTCTATCTCTCGCTTCACTGAGAAGGTCATCGAGCAGCACGGCAGCGACAGCGCCGAAGCGGTTCTCATCATTGCCGTCAACGGCGAACATATCACCACCTCGTTCATCGGCCCCAAACCGCCGTTCATCAACGATAAATCCATTGCCCTTGTTGTCGCGATGCGGACGATCCTTGACGAAAGGTTCAATCTTGCCAACAGCATCTATGACCGCATGAAGCAGAGCGGCAGAATCCGCTCAGAGCTGTTCGAGAAGGTCGTCGACACCTCTGCGGATGACTTCGCTGCGGTCGAGTCTGAACAGCAGCCCAAAAAGCAGCCGCAGTCCAAACCCGAATGGAATCCCAAAGCAAAGGTCATCCCGGAAGAGGAATTTGCTCTCGGTCTGCTCGACCTGCTTGAGCGCACGTTAGGAGGTAGCAAGAATGCGAATGACGATTGATCGGATGACCATCTCGAATTTCAAGGGAATTCGGGAGTTGTCCATCGACTTCGGTGACGTTACCCGCATTAGCGGCATGAACGGAACCGGCAAGACCACCATCCCGGATGCTTTCAGTTGGGTGCTGTGGAACAAGGATTCTCGTGGTAACGCTCCCGGCAGCTACGACTTCCGGGAAAAGCCGCTGGATGAGAACGGCGACGAAATCCACAACCTCGATACGACGGTGGAGCTGTTTTGCAAGCTGGACGGCCAGCCCTTCAACCTTCGCCGGACGCAGCGTGAAAACTGGGTCAAGAAGCGCGGCAGCGCAGAGTCGGTCTATCAGGGCAATATCTCCACCTACTGGATTAACGATGTGGAAACGAAGCTCACTGACTTCAAAGCCCGAATCAGTCAGATCACTTCGGAAGAGGTCTTCCGGCTCATTGGCTCCCTCTCCGCTTTCAACGCCCTCGACTGGAAGAAACGCCGGGAGCAGCTGATCGCCCTTTCTGATACCGATGTGGACACGCTCCTGCTGCAGCGCGATGAATACAGGCCCCTCGCCGACGAATGCGCCCAGCGAAACGTCGGAGTGGAAGACCTGCGGAAGATCCTCTCCGATCAGCGCAAGCGCACCAACAAAGAGTTGGAGATGATTCCCGTCCGCATCGACGAAGCCCGCAAGGCCCTCCCGGTCATTGATGCCCGCGCGATCTCCGATGCGGAGTACATCGTCGCCGACACGCTCAAGGACTTGGAACGCATCGACGGATATATCGCGGAAGCCAAAGCCCAGAGCGGCCAGACCGGGAACCGCGATCGCATCCTCGCGCTGGAGACTGAGGCTGTCAGCTTGCAGCGCACCGTCGCCGACGCTTACCGGGCTGAAATGCGGAAGCTGGAACAGGAGCGCAGCATTGCCTCCGATGCCTTCCGCAGGGCCACCGACGCGCTGACAGATACCCGGCGTAGGCTTGAGCGCGACCGCAAAGAGCTAGCCGAGGCAGAAGCAGCTCGCGATTCCCTCCGGGAGAGCTACCGCACTGAATATGAGCGCACGTTCGTCGCGCCTCCTTCGGATGATGTATGCCCCACCTGCAAGCAGCCGCTCCCGATGGCGATGGTCATGGCAGCCGTCGAAGAAGCCCGGAAGACCTTCGACGCGTCCAGAAAAGCAACACTGGCAGATATCAAGCGGCGCGGAACCGACAAGGGCGCTGAGGTTACCCGGCTTACTGAGGCTGTAGCCCGAAACGAAGCAGAGGTCGCCACGCTTGAGCAGCAGCTCAAGGTGGCAGAGGCAGAGCGCGATGCAGCCTATGAGAAAATCAAGGCCATGCCCACGGAGCCGGATTACTCCACCGAACCACGCATTGCCGAACTTCGCCAGCAGATCGAAGAACTCAAGACAGAGCAGAAGTCCTCGCCGGATGAAAAGATCAAGGGTTACGAGGCTCGCAAAGCAGAGCTGCGCGAAATGCTCGACAGGAACCGCGCCGTACTCGCTCGCCGGGATGCCGGCATCGAAACGGAAAAGCGCATTGCCGATCTTGAGCAGCAGCAGAAGGACAAGGCCTCTCGCATCGCGGAGCTGGAACAGCTCGTTGCGCTGGTGGAACAGTTTGTCCAGGATAGATGCTCCGCGCTGGAAGACAGCATCAACGAAAAGTTCCCGACCGTCCGTTGGAAGCTCTTCGAGAAGCAGATCAACGGCGGCATCGCGGACACCTGTCAGGCCTACATTCCCGGCAGCTCCGGCCTCGTTTCCTACGGCACGGCCAACACCGCCGCCCAGATCAACAGCGACATCGAGATCGTCAACGTGCTCTCCCAGCATTACGACCTCTCGCTCCCGCTTTTCGCCGACAACAGCGAACGGGTGAATGCTCTCGCGCACACAGATTCCCAGCTCATTTCTCTCGCCGTTTCCACGGACGAAGATTTGAAGATCGAAACCATCAAGGAGGCTATCTGATATGGCAAACGCACCGACGACCACCAACCAGCAGCAGACGCAGCTCGCCCCGAAGGATGTGCAGATCAGCCAGAGCGAACGCTTCACCAACATGGTGATGAAGCAGTACTCGTCCACCGGCGTCTACAACCCAACTGAGCGCGAAAAGCAGCTCATCCGCAACTATTTCATCTGCATCGACCAGATGCTGGCGAAGACCGAAGCGGAGCGTCAGCGCAAGAACGCAGCCAACCGCAACCACGACTACGACAACACTCTGCCGTATAGCTGGAACACCATCGACCTCCCGCAGCTCGCGCAGGATTTGGCCCACTACGCCCGCGTCGGCCTCGACATGATGGAAGACAACACTCTGTTCCCGATTCCCTACAAGAACAACAAGGGCAATATGTATTCCATCACCCTGATGGAGGGCTACAACGGCATCCGCTATCAGGCAGAGAAGTACGCGCTCGACCCCTTCAAGGCCGTTACGGTCGAAGTCATCTACCAGAACGACACGTTCCGCATGGTAAAGAAGGACAGCCGCAACCCCGTTGAGGGCTACGAGCTGGACATCCCGAACCCCTTCGACCGTGGAGAGCCGGTCGGCGTGTTTGGCTACATCGAGTACGATGACCCGGCCAAAAACAAGCTGGTTGTATTCAGCAAGGCCGATGTTATGAAGCGCAAGCCCAAGTACGCCAGCCCTGAATTCTGGGGCGGCGAAAAGACGGTCTACGAGAACGGCAAGCCAGTCAAGACCCATCTCGACGGCTGGCTCCCGGAAATGTTCGAGAAGACCATGAAGCGCGAAATCTACGGCAGCAAGCGCATTCCTCGAGACCCGGACAAGGTCGACGAAAGCTATCAGTACATCCGGCAGCGAGAGCAGCAGTTCGAAGACCTAGTCATCGAGGCAGAGGTCATCGAGAACGGGAACCGCGCACCGGTGATTCTGCCGGAAGCCCCTGCTGTCATCGAAGATCCGGAAGAGCCGATGAATGAAGCATCCCCGGCCACCGACGCACCCGGAGACGAACCCTCCGAAAACCCTGACTTCTGATGGAGCTGCAAATCATCGGCACAGGAAGCTCCGGCAACGCCTATGTGCTTCGGGCAGGAGGAAGCGCCCTCCTGCTCGATGCCGGGCTTCCCATCCGGCAGCTTATCCGAGCTGTCCCCGACTGGAAGTGCCTCGACGGATGCCTCATAACCCACGAACATGGAGACCACGCAAAGAGCGCGGAGGCCGTAGCTCAAATGGGCGTGAAGACCTATTGCAGCGCAGGAACGGCAGAAGCTATCCGCTCAGATGGTTGTTTAACGCCGTTGAACGCCGTTCAGATGCTTTCTGCAATCTCTGTAGGGGAATTTACCGTACTGCCTTTTGAGACGCAGCATGACGCAGCAGAGCCGTGCGGGTACCTCATCAGGCACGACCCAACTGGCGAAGTCTCCCTCTATGCCACAGACACCTATTACCTCAAGCACACCTTTCCCGGAGTGCATTACTGGATTGTCGAGTGCAACTACATCGACGAAGTTATCGACGGCCAGCAGGAAGACGGAGAGCTGACAGCAGCGCTCCGGCACAGGCTCAAAAAGAGCCACATGTCATTGCGGCGGCTGCTCGATGCTCTCCGGGCGAACGACTTGAGCAAGACCCGAACCATCGTCCTCGTCCACCTTTCGGATGAGCGCAGTGATGAACGGGCTATGGTGAAAGCCGTGAAGGAGGTGACCGGCCTTGAAGAAGTTATAGCAGCGGCAGCAGGAATGACCATTCCGCTGGAGCTGAACCCGTTTTGAAAGGAGAACTACAATGGCTACCCAACGCCCTATCAAAAGCCTGTCCGATCTGATGGACGGCGGCGTAGAAGAGCGCTTCAACGCCGCGCTCGCGGAGGTCTGGGAGAATGTTTACGACCCCAACACCGACGCAAAGAAGCCGCGAGAAGTCAACCTCAAGATCAAGATCACGCCCAACGAACGCCGTGATTCGTGCGACTTCCGCGTGAGCGTCGTTCCGAAACTGGCCCCGAAGGTTGACCTCACGCAGACGGTCATGCTCACCATCAGCGCTGATGGCTCCGTCGTTGCGACGGAGCGCACGAATCAGGTGCCGGGCCAGCTCGACATCGAGGGCAACGAAGCGCCGCTGCCCCAGACTGTGAACTTCGGCAAACTGCGCGAAGTGAAGTGACGAAAGGAGAAATCACATCATGGCTACCAATCCCACCACCGACATCAAGAACGCCGGATTTTTCGGCGGCGCGACCGAACTCGCTCAGTACCTCGTCGAAACCGGCGCGGCCCACGAGCGCAGCAACATGGAAATCGAATCCAAGCAGAAGATCATGGAGATCGACGGCCAGAAGTACTGCTGGGACAGCAGGAACCTCTGTTGGGTTCCGATCAAGCCCGTCAAGTTCATCCCGGACGATGAGATCGTTCCCCCTGCGCTGACTTTCTTCACGTTGGACGGCCTGATCGACTACATCAAGGAGAACGTGGAAGGCCTGATTCCCACCGAGCCGGAGCATCGTCTTATCCTGCAGGTCGTCGATCATACTTCCGTCCGTCTGATGTCCCATCCCTCTGAACACCACAAGCAGCGCACGATCATCGCGAAGTGCGACGCTCATGTGCCGGATATCACCTTTGGCCGTTACATGGATACGGAGCTTTTCAACACGCAGCTCCTTTCCAAGTTCATCGACACCCCGGCCCGCGCAGAGCTGTTCCGTGTCATTAAGTCCATGACGAAGGAGCAGGGCTGCACCACCACCGACGACGGCATCTCTCAGGTCATTACCACGAAGCAGGGCGTATCTATGGCCCAGAACGTGGTCTTCCAGAACCCCGTCCCGCTCAAGCCCATGCGCACGTTCACGGAAGTCGACCAGCCGGAGAGCAACTTCACCCTCCGCGTGGACGAGGATGCCAACTGCGCCCTCTACGAGGCTGATGGTGGCGCTTGGAAGAACGAAGCGGTCATCAACATCCACGACTATCTGAAGAACAACCTCTACGGGCAGAACATCGTCGTTCTCGCCTAAAAAGCAAAACCGAAGGGCTGGCCGTGAGGCTGGCCCTTCGGAGGATGGAGAGCGAGGAAGAATCATGGCATGGATTGAGTTGCACCAGAAGCTACCGACCCATCCAAAAACGAAAAGGCTCGTGCGGGCGCTGGGGCTGCAAGTACCTCAGGACATCCCGCAGGTCGTTGGACACCTTTGCATGTTCTGGCTCTGGTGTATCGACTACGCCATAGACGGCAGCCTCGAATCCATGTCAGCGCAAGACATCGCAGATGCGGCGGGCTGGTACGGAGACCCGGAGCTGTTCCTTCGGGCGATGGTTGATGAGCATTTCGTCGACTTGGATGAGGACGGCAGCCACGTCGTCCATGATTGGGACGATTACATTGGCCGCCTGATTGACTACCGCGCCAAAGAGCGGAAGCGCAACGCAGAAAAGCAGCGCCGTCACCGGCAGCGCCTCAAGGAACAGAAAGAACAGCAGGAAGAACCCATCGAGCCGGAAGTGCCTCCGACCCCGGAGCAGCCCGCCAATCCCTTCGACATATCCGGCATTGACCCGGAGTGGTGCAAGGTCGTGGAGTGCTACGAAAAGAACATCGGTCTCGTTCCCTATGGGACATCCGGCGATATTCTCGTCAGCTTCTACGAAGACCTCGGAGCCGATGTAGTATGCAAGGCCATAGAGGTCACCAACACGGCCAGCGCAAACAACCCTTGGAAGTACCTGCAAGCAGTTTTGAATAAATGGGTCGAGCAGAAGATCGACACCGTAGAAAAGGCAGAAGCCTATACCAAAGATTTGGAGCGTCGTTTGAAAGCGGACAAGCAGCGTCGCAACGGTCAGGACACAGAACCCAAAGGGCCGCCCGCGATCTCCGGCGACTTTTACTGATGAGGAGGAACCAGTCCTATGGCTGAAAACAGCGAATACGTATCGTTCGAGCTGCAAAAGGCAGCCGCTACGAGCTTCGCCAGCGACGAAGCAGAAAAGAGCTTGCTCGGCTGCTTTGTCACGAATTTCAAGGATTGCGTCGGCCAGTTCAATGAGCTGGTCGAGGATGATTTCTACTACGACAACCACCGCATTATCTTCCGGGCCATCAAGCAGGCCAGAGCGGAACAGCTCGATGTCGACCTCATCACGATAGATCAGATGTTCGAGAAGATCGACCCCGGAGAGGCGAACCGTTACACCTCCGACGCTATCGAATGCACCCGAACACTCGCATTTGCTTGGAACGTGGACAGCTATCTCACCGTCGTCAAGTCTCTTTCCACCCGGAGAAAAGCCCTCGCCATGATGGCGCAGGTGCAGCAGCAGCTCAGCGATCCAGCACAGGACATCAATGCGATCATGGACAATCTGCGCACGGAAGCCGGAGATATCAACGTAGGCAAGCATAGCTGGGTTACGATTGCCGACGTGATGCTTGCAACTTACGAACACCTTGAGCAGCGCGTCAAGGGAGAGTCCGTCAGCATCACCACCGGTATCAAGAACGTAGACGCTGTTATCGGGGGCTTCTTTGGTGGAGAACTCACGGTCATAGGCGCACGTCCCGCGGTTGGGAAATCAGTTTTTGGAATGAACGTGGCTCTCGCAGCAGCAGAAAAGGGATTCAAGGTGGGTATTTGCTCGCGCGAAATGACCGACATCCAGTTCGGCCAGCGAATCCTCTCCTACGAAACCTACATGGACGGCATGAAGATCAGAAAAGCCGACATCACGGATGAGGATTGGGTCACGCTGGCAGAGGGTGTCGGAGAAGCAGCACGGCTCCCAGTCGACTTCCTGTTCACCGTCCGCACGGTCGAAGACCTGCGGGCAGAGGTGCAGCGCAAGGCCAACCGTGGCGAGATCGACATACTGATCGTGGACTATTTGCAGCTCATGTCAACGGCCCAGAAGTTCAAGGAAGACCGACTCCGCGTCGGATACATCAGCAAAGCCCTCAAGGATATTGCGGTCGATTTCAATATCCCGGTCATCGCTCTGGCGCAGGTAAAACGCTACGCCGGAGGCGCACGAGCGAAAATGCCTACGCTTGAAGACCTCAAGGATAGCGGAAGCATTGAGCAGGACGCAGACGGCGTCATATTCCTCCATAATCCCTACGATGAGGAGGACGATTACGTTGATCCACGAGACAAGCCCTACTTCAAGAATTTCGTCGAGAAGGGATTCACCTACCTTTGCCTTGGAATAGCAAAGCAACGGCAGGGAACCACGGGAAAGGTCTGCGTTCTCTTTGACAAGAGAACAATGCACTACTATGCGATAGACAGGGAGAAGCAAGAACCATGAATGAGCCAAGAAAAGTGAAATTTATCATCCTTGGAGAGCCAAACGGAAAAGGCCGCCCCAAGTTTGATACACGTGGCCCTTATGTCAGGGCCGTTACCCCAAAGAAAACAGCTAACTACGAGGCGTTCGTGAAGATGGAATACCAAGCTCAGTGCGATGGCTTCATGTTTAGCCGAGACGCGGCACTCGGGATGCTTGTAACGGCCTACAAGCCCATCCCGAAAAGTACCAGCAAGAAAAAGCGCGTCCTGATGCTTGGTGATATCATCCGGCCCACAAAAAAGCCTGATTGGGATAACGTCGGCAAGATCGTATGCGACGCGCTGAACAAGATCGCCTTTTGCGACGACACCCAGATCGTGGATGGCAGAGTCATCAAGCGCTATGCAGAGCAGCCCCGCGTCGAGGTTGAAATCTGGCAGTTGGGCATCGGAGGATAATCCAAATGGGCAGCGTCGGGTACAAGCGGCAGTATGAGACGGAGGCCATATACGACTTCGCTATGCTGGTGAAGATCCTTTCCGAACTGCATTACCCCGAAAGCAAAGAGCTACAGGAACTCGCGCGACGGGCAAAGCTCACATTCATCATGGCCGCCACAACGGAGCAGAACGATCTCAAGACCGGCAGCATATTCCGCGACCGACTTCAGGATTGCGAAACCTGCAAACGCTGGTCGAACGACCAGACCTGCGAGAGAAACGGCCACTTCACAGGCCCTTGCAAATACAGTTCCGCAGCCTATAAAGCCAAAGCCATCCGCGATCACTTCGGCATGGAGGCCGTTGAGATCATCAAGAAATACCCGATAAAGGAGATACGCTGATGCATAACCACTACTTCCTCTGGGCGCTGGCCCGGTTCTCCATGAGGTTTACGGCATACTTCATCCTGCTGCCCATCATGGTCGTTCTTTTCCCGGCCTTTGCCCTTTGCGAAGCTCTCGGCAAGGCGTACTACCATTTCACGGACTGGTGAGCGCGATGGAACAGCAGGCAACGCGGAACGCGCTTTCACGGCTGGGAGAGCGTCGGTCAAAGCTCTCCCGGCAGCAGCTCAAGACCCTGCGAGGCCAGATTCTTTCCGGCAACATAGACGGAGCGATGCGCGGCCTCGATAAAATTCTCAAGCAAAAGAAGGAGGCTCATCATGGGGTACAAGACAAAAATAGACTGGTGTGATTCCAGTTGGAACCCCGTTACCGGCTGTTTGCATGGCTGCGAGGATTGCTATGCACGGAGAATTGCAAACCGATTTGGCGGCAGTATCCGGCTTGATCTGCCACCTGATACATCGTGGAGGGCGAACAGGGACGATTCGGAAGAACTCAAAAAACTGCTCATGGGCGACTTTGCTTGCCATAGTAACGGTGGGTTGCACATTCTGGACGAACCGGCATTAAACGTCCCCGTTTATCCTGCACCACCGAGCGAGATTGAGAAGCGATCCGCGCCTTATCCCTATTATTTCGACCCGACTTTCCACCGTTACAAGCTGGACCAGCCGCAGAAGTGGTCTGAGCCGCGCACGATCTTTGTTTGTTCGATGGCCGATCTCTTCGGGAAGTGGGTGCCGGACGAATGGATTGAGGCAGTTATCAACGCTTGCCTTGCCGCTCCGCAGCACCGCTACCTGTTTTTGACCAAGAACCCGGCGCGGTATATGCACCTGATCGCCAATGGCATCATCCCGGAGAATCAGCCGAATTTCTGGTTCGGCAGTACCGCAACCATCTCGGAGATGGAGTTCTTCTGGTGCGACGAGGTAAACACCTTTGTCAGCATCGAGCCGATTCTTGCTCCGTTTGAGGATTTGACCGACGAAGGCGTTGACCCGGCGAGCAAGACCAACTGGATTATCGTCGGTGCCGAGACAGGAAACCGCAAGAACAAGGTTGTTCCTCAGAAGTCGTGGATTGACGAGATCGTCAGCGCGGCGAAGAAGGCCGGAACCCCGGTCTTTATGAAAGAATCGCTCCGTGAGATCATGGGCGACGATTTCAAGCAGGAATTTCCTTGGGAGGTGAACGGCTGTGAGCATTAAGTTCAAAAAGCAGATTGGCTATCAAATCGAACGCTACCCGACCACCTGCAAAGAATGTCCTGCATATTACGAAACGCCTTATGTCTGCCACAACGAACGCGGGTGGGAAGGGCATTGCAAGCTCGGCTATTTCTCCAACTGCTGCGACATGAGGGATTACAACAGCAACCAGCTCCATGTTGGCTGCCGCATCAAGGAGGATCCCCGCGTCACCCTCATGCCGGAGGAAGCTGCGAAGCCTTGCGGATTCTGCCACGCCAATGAAGACGGCGAATACGATATGTTCGTCTTCGAGCATCCGGCAGACCCACAACGCAGCGCAAAGCTCAGTTTCTACGACAGGGTGCTTGCGCTTGAGATAAACCAGCCGGGAGACGAAAAGACACAGCGTCTTTCCTGCAAGATCAATCATTGCCCGTTCTGTGGACGGGCATACGGGGAGGAAGAAACTTGAGAACGCTGACCGTATTACAGCCTTGGGCAGGGCTTATCCTCACCGGCGAAAAGCACATCGAAACACGCGGGTGGAACACAAATATCCGGGGCCGCGTTGCTATTCACGCCGGAGTGAATGAAAAGTTTCTCAAGGAGTGGCCTCGTTCGAGCATGCATTGGGCTTGCAACGCCACCGGCTGCGTCCTTGGCACGGTCGAGATCGTCGACTGCATCCCGCTGAACCGAATAGCGGAGCGCGGCTACCTATACCTCGCCACGGAGAAGGAACGCAGGCTTGGCGATTGGTCGCCCGGGCGCTATGGATTCGTCCTGCGCAACCCGATTCTCTTCGACAAGCCTATTGCAGCCAAAGGGAAACAGGGTTGGTGGGACTGGCAGCCGCCGAAAGGAGGAATAGACGGCCATGCTTGAAAAAATCATGATTTTTCTTCTCGTCGCTTGCTCGGCATCCATATTCACGATCACGAGATTGAACAAGCAGCACCCGCTCATTTCTGCTTACTGGGTGCTTGTCTGGCTCTACTGGATTGCCAGAAGCATTTTGCTTACAGAGGGGTGAGCGGCATTGCCATCAAAGGTTGAGGCTTTCAAATGCGACTACTGCGGGAAGCTGCTCAAGCTCCCACATACAGCTGCAGTCCATGAAGCATCCTGCAAAAACAACCCTGCAAAACGGCACTGCATCACCTGCATTCACGGCATATCTGCATGCTGCGCGACTGTGCCGGACTGGACAGACCCAGATGGCCCCGGAACGGAGGTATACGGCCCGTACTGCGGATATCACGATAAGCCGATATCGGAAAAGCCGTATTTCATCGAATGCGACAATGGCGGTGGATTCGATACAGGGCTTGGATGGTACCCAGAGTTTCCCCTTCCATACACCTGCTTCCACTACGAAAGCAAAGGCAAAGCCGAATGGACACCCGAAGATCAATATGACGGAGGAACCAAAGATGAATGATACCACCAATGCGGTCGAGGTCATCGGCCAGCTGCAGAACGGGCTCTATTTGAGCCACGAGAAGATGGGCGAGAAGTTCTACGCCGGAACCCTCAAGGTCAAGAGGCTTTCCGGCGCGGAAGATCTTCTGCCCGTCACGATTCCGGGCCGCCTCTACGAGCAGGCGCAAGCCATCGAGAACGGCCCCGTCCAGATCACCGGCCAGCTCCGCACCTACAACAAGGTCGTCGGCGACAAGGGCAGATTGTTTGTCAACATCCACGCCCAGAGCATCGAAGCAGCACAGGAAAGCACGTTGAACGAAGTTCAACTCACCGGGACGATCTGCAAGCAGCCGATCTACCGCGTCACTCCCTTCGGCAGAGAGATTTGCGACATGATGCTTGCCGTCAACAGAGGCTACGGGAAAAGCGACTACATTCCCGTCATCACTTGGGGAGGCAACGCGCAGCGGGCAGCCACCCTTCACACCGGCGACCGCATCACAATCTCCGGCCGCATCCAGTCCAGAGACTACGAGAAGAAGCTGGCCACCGGCGACAGTATCACCAGAACAGCCTACGAGGTATCCGCTTTCAAGCTGGGATTGGAGGGAGCAGCATGAGTGTTGTGGGCAGCGTATCATTCGCCATCGATGGAGATTGGCTTACGGATTTTCTCCGTCAGCGCTTCCTCTACGAGGGAATTGGATTTGAATGGGTAGTTGAGACGGTCGGAGAACTGCTCAAGAGCAACGGTCTCACGGAGCAGCGCATTGAGCAGATCGCGCAGGACATCATCCTCGGACGCTCCTACTTCAAGGGAAATACGCGGGATGGCAGCTTTGTTTACTGCGACTGTTCAGACGAACCGCTCAAGTCCGATTTCTTCAGGAAATACACAAAGCTCCAGAACGACCTCAAGAAAGAGGAACAGGCCCGGAAGGATGCCGTGGAGGCATGGCAGGAACTCGCCCTTGTCATCACCGGCGAACTCAAGCGGGATGACTGCGGATGCCAATGCAACATCGACCTCTTGAAGCCCACGCCCATGGAAGAGTTCATCGACCGCATGATCACGTCGGAGGAAGAGACCGCTCCGTATGGCTTCATTTCCCCGGACGAAGAGTTCCACCCCGTAAAATGGGCCGATCACGAGCGCTTCGCTGGCGATTACATCCGGGCGCATGATGGTTGGGAGAACGTCTTGAAGAACGATATGCACACCGGCACGGACTACCTCGTCCTCGTGAAAGGGTGGTTGCTTCTCCACAATCCCCGGCAGGGTGTTCCGTTCCTTACTTCCGGCGACCGGCCCATGACCAAGGCGCAGCGCGAAGCCCTCTTCGACTACTACACCAAGTACGGCATGAAGAAGGAGGCCAGCGCCCTCTATCAGGAGGTGGAAGTATGAAAAACGGGCTGATATATCGAGAAGCCGCCGTCAAGGAATTGACAAAGATGGCCGTCACCGCTTCAAGCAGGCAGACGCGGGTGTTCGCCCGCTGCACAAATGCGATAGAGCTGCTTCCCGAAGCGGAAGACGCGGCAATCATCAAGCATGGGAATCCTGTTCCGCATTATGAAACATGGTGCAATTCAGACGGAGAGCCGGTCACAACGCTCCCATTTGGATATGAATGTCCGTTTTGCGGAGACCCGGATATCAAGAAATTCTGCCCGACATGCGGCGCGAAGATGGACAAGGAGGGCTGATGTTCAATGAGGATCCCCATCAACTGCGAGCATTGCGGTGAACTTATCGCCATGTTCGACACGAACGAAGATGTATCCGCGGAATGGGCAGAAGCTCCCTGCGGCGAAAAGGTCTGCGAAGCGTGCTGCGAGGACTGCGCAAGGAACCATGACCCCTACCATGCCTGCATGTTCAGAAGGGAGGCGGGTCTATGAGCCGTATCGGAAACTCTGAATGGGGAAAGCGCTCTATCATCGATGATGATTACAGCAGCGAAGAAGACGAATCCTCTCCGCTCGACGACGACTATATCCCGGAGGAATACCGCGATGAAGAATGGTGACGAGAAATATATCCTTACGCTGACCCGCGAACAGGCGCAGGTCGCGCAGAACGCCTTGGAGCTTTACGCCCGGTTGAAAATCGGGCAGTTCGACCGCATCACGGAGCTGATGCTGGACGTGCGGAGCGTGGATGAATACTGCCAGCGCCGCGACCTTGCCAACGACCTTCTCAAGATCGTCGCCTGTATCATCTTTGGCCGGAACGATTACGGCCAACCCAAATGCGAGAAGGACGCGCTGCATCACCGGGCGTGGAACATCTATACTGCCCTGCGGTATCAGATGGCATGGCACGATCACCCGGAAAGTGGATGGGGCGTACACTTCGACAAGCCTTACCCTTGGGGAGACGAACCTGTCCCCGATTGCAGAATCGAAAGGAGCAAACCAGATGAAAAGCCTCGCGGAACTCAAAAAAACGCCCCGACTGCTGATACTTCGGGAGGGGCAGAAGCCCACCTCGCCAGCAGCAAGAAAAACGCTCCGGCAGTTGTCGTGTTCTCATGGGAAGGTGGATGGGATCACGTTTCCGTCAGCTTCCGCAACAGAACGCCAACATGGGAAGAGATGGCAGAGATCAAAAAGCTGTTCTTTACGCCGGAAGAAGTATGTGTCGAGTACCACCCGCCCGAATCTGAGTATGTGAACAATATGCCGTACTGCCTCCACATCTGGCGCCCTCAGGGCGAAGAGCTGCCCACGCCGCCGTCATGGATGGTAGGCAGCAAGCAAGGTCAATCGCTTGCACAAGCGATCAAGCAAGGCCTCGACGAACTCACAGCAATGGAGGCGGGCCAGCTTGCCAGCGCCCCCGGAGCAGCAGCCTCTCAGGAAAAGCACGAAAGGCTGATGGAATATGGAGCATGAGAAGGAGGAATCATTCGTGAAAGTCACCCTGATCTACAAGCCGGAAGATCGTGAGCTGATGCTGTTCAAGCGCTGCATTTGGGTCACGATGGGCAAAACGGAAATCCCCAAAGCCCCCCCGCGCTCACAGCTCCTTCGCCGCGTCCTTCACGCACGACACAGCCCCATCCGCGTCCTGAACTTCGCTTTCCTCATCGAGGGAATCCCCAGCAACACGGCCACACATCTGGCTCGTCACGTTCATGCTGTCCCGTTTGTTTCCAGCCTCAGGAACGACCGGCAGGACAAAATGGACGGCGACAAGGCCCCGCGCGATACGCCGGTGGACATGATTTTCTACTGCAACGCGGAAGAGCTGATGACCTTCGCAAACAAGAGGCTCTGCGGCCGCGCAGCAAAGCGGACGCAGCAGGTCGCCCGGATGATGTGCGATGAAGCGGGAAAGGCCATGCCGGAACTCTCCGGCAATCTCGTTCCCATGTGCATTTACCACGGCGGCGTCTGCCATGAACTTGAGAGCTGCGGGAGGTGTGTTTGTGGATAAGGACGAACGCAGCTATGGCGTACCTTATCGAAACGCAGAAGGATATGCCGACCCCACGACCCACGGCGCTCTCACCAGCGTCATGAAAGAGCATTACGAGAAGCAGGAAGCAGCCGACGCTCGGTGCAATCAGCTCATAAAGGTGCTGAAAAACACCATCGACCTTGCTGGCTTCGATCTCGTTGCCCGCATCGAAGTCCGTGACCGCGAAACCGGGAGGACATACCGATGAGCCAATGTGTCATCTGCGGAATAACGCTCCCGGAAGGGTATGGACAGGTCTGTTTGAGGTGCCGTAGCAAATACGGGCAGCGGGAAGACCTCTCTCAGGTTGAGAATGAAAATCGGCGCCTGCAAATGCTCCTGACGATGGAACGCCGGGAACACGCAGCCACGCGCCGGAAGTTGGAAAAGGCCGACCACGACCGACAGCGCTATGCGAGACGCATCCGCTTCTTGGACGGTAGACACGACGCGCTATGCGCTCTGTACCGGGCAACGAAGAAGGAGCGGGACATCCTTGAGACGGCGCTGAACGCTTGCGAAAGGAGCTTGTTGGAATGGCAACCAGACCCCCAGAAAAAGATGCAGACGGAAGATTCCATTTCTCAGAGCGTGAATACTACGCCACGAGAGAGCTGTTCGGCATCGTCAGCACATTCAACAAAAACGCAGAGCAGCTTGAGCGGCGCGTCCGAGAAATCCCCGGAGGCTGGCGGGATCTGAAGCTCATTATGGCCGTCTCGGAAAAGCTGATGAAAGGCATCTTGAGAACGATCCCAAAGAAAAAGCTCGCAGTCATCCAGAAGGAGCTGACCAACACCGAAGTCCTCGTCAACGTCAGGAACGCCATAGCCCCCCATGCGAGGACAGACACGGACGGATTCACCTATTTCTCGCAGAGAGCCTTGGAGAGAATCACGCAGCGCGTGGTGGACTTCGAGTGTTTCTGCTGCCAGAAGCAGGGAGCCGAAGCGAAACATTGCCAGCTCCGCAGGGATATTGAATCGACCTACATGTTCGATTACACCTGCCCGTCGAAGAAGGAATGCCCGTTTGCGGGCATGATGTTTGGAGGAACCTACGATGAAGACGAAGATTTATAAACCCGGCAACCTGAATCCGCTGGCCCGGAAGATGCTCAAAGACCAGCGCGTGAGCGTGGTTGTGGAGAACTTTCTGGGCGTGGACTGGCATCAGAAAACGGCGTCGACCCGGAGAAACTGATGGCCGAGAAGCACGAATACAACAAAAGCCGCCCGTACAAACACGGAAAGAAGTGCTGATAGTTGTTAAACAAGGTTAAACCGTCCTATTGCTGCCGATGCAGCACAGTACGATAAAGAGTTAGGCCGGAAGTGGATGGCGCTCAGATGCCGCCACAGATAGCAAGAAAGGATGGCCCCCATGAACGATGCAAGATTCACAGGCAACCTCACCAGAGACCCCGAAGCCAAAGCCATGAGCAATGGCAAGCTCCGCTGTACATTCACGCTGGCAGTTACTCGCCCCTACACGAACCAGCAGGGCCAGCGGGATGCCGATTTCATTCAGTTCGTCGCCTACGAGAAGAATGCAGAACTGGCCCAGAAGTATTTGGCGAAGGGCCGTAAGATTCTGGTCATTTCCCACGTCAAGACCGGCAGCTACGAGAAGGACGGCAAGCGCATTTACACGACGGAATTTGTCGTGGACAAGATCGAGTTCCTGTCCTCTGCACAGCAGGACAACCAGAGCGCAGCACCGGCAGAGCAGCCCCCCCAGAGCTATGCCAATCAGGGATTCCAGCAGGTCGATGATGACGAGTTGCCCTTCTAAAAACCTTCGGAGGTGATGTGACCATGATGCCGGGAAAAGCAGAGGAAATGCTGAAAAATTATAAGGCGTACCTCGGAAGGTGCAGCTATATTGAGGCCGTTATTGAGGGACTGAAAGTGAGCATCAAGATCGCGGAAGCGGATGCCCGCGACGACCTCATCAACGGCAGCGGGAAGCAGCCGGACGGGATGCCGCACGGAACCACGATGGGAAACCCCACGGAGCGCATTGCGATCATGCTCGCAACCGGCATTATGACGGACGACATCGCAGCCATGAACAAAGAGATCGCCGCGTTGGAAGCGGAGCATCGTGAGAAAAGCCTTGTGGTGTATTTTGTCCAGGCGTGGCTCAAGGGCCTTTCGGCCAAAGAGCGCTGGATGATCGAGAGGTGCTATTTCGACGAAATGACCTACCGGGAAATCAATGCCCGCTACAGGGAGGAATACGGGGAAAACTGCTCGAAGGATTTGCTGCGCCGCCTCAAGAAAGATGCTCTTGCGAAGATATTCGAAATGGCGAAGTGACGATTTTTCTGCGCAGAAGCAAAACGGAAATGCGAATTGTTCCACGTGAAACATCGTAATACCGATTTGCTACCCCCGTACCCACGATTTTGCTACCTTCACAAATGAAAAAGACGATGCTATAATTATAATCAAGCGGAAGCAGTACCTAGCCGGGTGCTGCTTTTTTATATGCAAAACAGAAAGAGAGGTGCAGGAAGTGGCAGATATCAAATACGGGAGGATGAAGCTGGCCGATATGATGCCGGCAGAATACAATCCCCGGAAAGACCTGCAGCCGGGAGACCGGGAGTGGGAGAAGATCGAGAACTCCCTCGGAACTTTCGGCATGGTCGAGCCGATTGTGTTCAATGAGCGCAGCGGTCGCATCGTTGGCGGTCACCAGCGGGCGAAAATCCTTGCGCATCGCGGAGAGGAAGAGGTCGACGTCTCCATCGTGAATTTGAGCGATGAGGACGAAAAAATCCTTTGCGCGAAGCTCAACCGCGTACAGGGCTATTGGGACACGGCAAAGCTGGCAGACCTGCTTGTGGAGATCAAGGAGGCCACCGGCTCCATTGAGGCCACGGGCTTTGACGAGTGGGAGCTGGAAAGCCTCACGCAGGAATACGATCACATCGACAACCTGATGGACGACGATTTCTCCGACGCTGGCAGCCACGAACAGACCACCTTCGCGGTCACGTTCACATTCCCGATGAGCAGCAAGGAAGTCATTGACGATTTCATTGCGGAAGAGGGCAAAGAGGCCCTTAGAGATATTATTACTACACAGATAACGGGAGGTGAAGAGTAATGCTTATCCAGAAGAAGCTCATAAAAGATATGGACAGAGCAGCCTACAACCCCCGTGTCGATTTGAGACCCGGAGATGATGAATACGAGGCCCTCAAGGACAGCCTCACGGAGTTCGGTCTGGTTATCCCGATCATTTGGAACCAGCGGACGAACCGTGTTGTCGGCGGCCATCAGCGTCTCACCGTCGAAGAAAACCTCGGCCATACGGAAGTGTATGTCTCGGTGGTCAACCTTGACGAAATGCAGGAGAAGCAGCTTAACATCGCCCTCAACAAGGCGCAGGGCGCGTGGGACGATGGGAAGCTGGCAGAACTGATGAACAGCCTTGGAAACCGGGCGCAGGACACCGGCTTTACGCTGCCGGAAATCGAAGCGCTCACCAGCCGTATCGAGGATGCGCTGGACGAAGACTTCCTCGACGGAGAGCTGGGAGAGATCGAAGAGACCTTCAACGTCACGTTGGAGTTCCCGGTCGAAATGAAGGACGAAATCCTCGGCTACATCAAGGAACACGGCAAAGAAGAGCTGGTCGAACTCATGATTGAGGCGGCCCGAAGGGAGGAATGAGACATGGGATGCAGTTGCGGAAGTCAGGTCATCCTGTGCAATCTCCCGGTACGCTTTGATACCTACGTTGGATGCAGCCATGGATGCCGGTACTGCTTCGCCCAGAAGAAGACCGACATCTCCAAGATTCGCAAGGGCGACACCCCGCAATCCCTCAGGGACTTTATCGAGGGAAAGCGCGGATATGAAACCCATTGGGTAGACTGGAATATCCCCATCCATTGGGGTGGCATGAGCGACCCCTTCCAGCCGATTGAGCTGAAGGAGCGCGTCAGCTACGAATGCCTCAAGATTTTCGCCGAGACGCAGTACCCGTTCGTGGTCAGCACGAAGGGCCGTCTCGTCGCACACCCGGAATACCTCGACCTGCTGGCCCGCTGTAATTGCGTGGTGCAGGTGAGCATGGTTTGCAGCAGGTACGACAAGCTGGAACCCGGAACCCCAAGCTACGAGGAAAGACTGGAAATCGTCAGGACGGTGGCAGGCCGCGTAAAACGAGTTATCGTCCGTATTCAGCCCTACATGCCGGAAGTCTTTGAAGACGTCATGAAAAACATTCCGCGTGTTAAAGAGGCTGGCGTTTATGGCATTGTTGCCGAAGGCATGAAGTTCGCCAAGGCAAAGCCGGGCATGGTGCGCATCGGCGGAGACAGCTGTTACCCGAAGGACGTACTCGAGCGGGACTTCCTGAGAATTAAGCAGGAAGCCCACAGGAACAGCCTTCGCTTTTTCAGCGGCGAAAACAGGCTCCGGGCTATGGGCGATGATATGTGCTGCTGCGGCATTGAGAATCTGCCCGGATTCAAGGGCAACGATTACAACCTCTGCATGATCGTGAACGGGAAGAACCCGGAGCCGACCGAACGGATGAAAACCGTTGGTACGGGCGGGTGCTTCAAGAGCCTGCGGCAGAGCGCAGGAACGTCCGGCAAGATCGCAAAGCAGTCCTTCTACGGACTGATGCAGGAGGAACTCAGCTCCAAGCCTGATTATTACAAAAAGCTGTTCGGCAAGGGCAATGAATAGCGAAAAGCTGCATTACCTGACACCGGTGCAGCAGGTGGACGGAATGCTCTTCAAGCGCGAAGACCTCTACACTCCGCTGGGAGCCGGAGAGGTCAACGGCGGGAAGTTGCGGCAATGCATGTTGCTGGTGAACAAAATCCATCGGGAATACGAAGGACTGGTCACCTGCTGTTCAATCCATTCGCCGCAAGCACCGATCACAGCAGCCACGGCAAAGGCTTTCGGACTGGAATGCCAAGTCCTTTACGGAGGCACAAAGCCCGAAAACCTCAGGCAGTTGCCGATGCCGAGACTGGCTATGAGGTACGGCGCGAAGATCACCATTGCGGCAAAGAGTGGTCGTAGTAGTATATTATATTATATAGCTCAAAGACTACAGAGAGTAAAAGATAAAAGAGACTATATAGTATTATATGGCATCAATCTCCAAGAACACGAGGATATTCTGCTTGGAGCTGTTGCAGCTCAGGTGCGAAATATCCCGGATGAGATCGACAACCTCGTTCTCACATGCGGGAGTGGAATCACAGCCATTGGAGTGCTGGCAGGACTGAAGCAGTATCACAAGAACGTCAGAAATGTCCATCTGGTTGCTACAGGCCCAGACAGACGGAAGCTGATACATGAGACGCTGCAGAAGTACGGAGCAGACAGGCAGTTCCACTACCACGACTTATTTCACACTCGCGGCTTTTCTTACGAAGAGCCGTTTTGTTCTGTTTGGGGAGGCATCAAGCTCCACCCGAACTACGAAGCGAAGACCATGGCATGGTTCGCAAAAAGCGGCCTGCGACCAGAGGACACGCTGTTCTGGATAACGGGCGCAGAACCTCTCGCCGGTAAGTAACGGGAGGTGATTGAATGCCGAAACGCACGGAGCCAGAAGTCCTATGGGAACAGCAGCCGGGAGAAAGTGCAAAGGCGTTTGAGGCATTCGCAGCCTACAGGGATATGGGCGCTGAGCGAAGTCTGCGCAAGCTCACACAGCAGCTACACAAAAACCTCACTACGATTCGAGATTGGAGTGTCAAGTGGAACTGGCAGGAAAGAGTGCGAGCATACGACCGGGAACTCGACCGGCAGGCCAGAGAGCAGGCGGTCCGAAGTGTGCGGCAGATGACCGACCGGCATATCCGAATTGCCATGCAGCTTCAAGCCAAAGCGGTGAGGGCGCTGGAGAACCTTGACGAAGCACAGCTCACGCCGAAGATGATGCTTGCCTTTCTGACAAAGGCGACAGAGCTGGAACGCATGAACAGACTGAGCAGCGCCGGTCTGGATGAAAACGGCCAGAAGGAAGCTGCATCGGAGGTTGAGATCATAATCGAGGGTGATGACGATGTTGACGATCAGAGTTAAGCCCAGCGCGTTCAACAGCGTCTACTACCCACACCTGAAGAACGACCACCGCTACCAGCTCTATTACGGCGGCTCGTCCAGCGGCAAGAGCTTTTTCCTCGCCACCCGCGCAGTCCTCGACTGCTTGAAAGGCCGGAACTACCTCGTCGTCCGCAAGGTCGCCAAGACCCTGCGCGGCTCCTGCTGGAATGAAATACTCAAGGCCATTTCCCGCTACAACCTCAACAACCAATTCAGGATCCGACAGAGCGACATGATCATCGAGGCAAAGGCCAGCGGAGCGCAGATTGTTTTCGCAGGCCTCGACGACGCTGAGAAGATCAAGTCCATCACCCCGGCAAAGGGTGTATTCACGGACATCTGGATGGAAGAGGCAACGGAGTGTGACTACGGCGATTATAAGCAGCTCGACAAGCGCTTGCGCGGCCTGTCGAAGTTCTGCAAGCGCTTCACGCTCTCATTCAACCCGGTTTATTTGACCCATTGGATTTACATCGAGTTCTTCAACATCTGGGACGACACGAAGAACTACGCAGCTACGGACAAGCTCTCGATCCTCAAGACCACGCACAGGGACAACCGCTTCCTCGCGCCGGAAGACCACGAAGCGCTCGAAAGCGAAAAGGACGAATACTTCCGCAATGTCTACACCTACGGCAACTGGGGTATTCTCGGCGACGTCATCTTCCGCAACTGGAAGACAGAAGACCTCGCCGAGTATAAAGACATCGCGGGCAGCCTGTATTTCGGCCTCGACTTTGGCTTCTCTTCCGACCCGGCAGCCGTTATCAAGGTGCGATTTGAGCGGGCGAAGAAGCGCATCCTCATCCTCGATGAGATTTACGAGCGCGGCCTGATTAACACGCAGCTCGCCAAAGAGGTCAAGCCCTTCGCGGGCTTCAACCCCGTCACTTGCGACTGCGCGGAGACAAAGTCCATCGCGGAGCTGCGTATGCTCGGCGTGAACGCTATCGCCAGCAAGAAAGGCCCGGACAGCGTCATTCACGGCATCCAATGGCTGCAAGGCTACGAAATCGTCGTGGACAAGTGCTGCCAGAATATGCGCAATGAGCTGACCCTTTACCAATGGCGAAAGGATAAGGACGGCAACAGCCTCCGCGTCCCCGTGGACAAGAACAACCACCTTATCGACGCGCTGAGATATGCGCTTGAGACTGAAATCAACAGCGCACCCACCAGCGCCCCCCCGAAGGACTACGGAAACGACAAGCCCAGCTACTGGCAGAAGTGAGGTGATTATACATGCCGAGCATGAAGGAATATGGCAGAATCGGCCAGCGCCGATACGCTGGCATGTTCTCGGAAGAGTTTCTGCGAGAGCTGCAAGGCAAGCGCGGAATCGAGGTCTACCGGGAAATGTCGGAGAACGACGAAATATGCGGCGCGATCATTTATGCCATCGAGACCCTTATCAGACAAACGGACTGGAATGTTCAGCCCGGAGGCGACAGCGCAAAGGACAGGGAGTGCGCAGAGTTCGTGGAGAGCTGCATGAACGATATGCAGGACACATGGACGGACACGATCTCCGAAATCCTTTCTTTCCTCGCCTACGGTTGGAGCTATCACGAGATTGTCTACAAGCGCCGAACCGGCAACAGCCGCGATCCCCGGCAGAACAGCAAATTCACGGACGGCCTGATCGGCTGGCAGAAGCTCCCGATCAGAGCACAAGAAACCTTGTTCCGCTGGGAGTACGACGAAGCAGACAACCTGACCGGCATGACGCAGCTCCCGCCGCCTGATTACAGGATGGCGACCATCCCCATCGAAAAGGCGCTGCACTTCCGCACGAAGAGCAGAAAGAACAACCCCGAAGGGCGCAGCATTCTCCGATCTGCATACCGGGCTTGGTACTTCAAGCGCAGGATTCAGGAAATCGAGGGCATCGGCATCGAGAGAGACCTTGCTGGCCTCCCGGTGCTGACACCCCCGGAGCAGTATGACATCTGGAACGCAGAAGACCCCCGGATGAATGAAATGCGGCAGCGGGCAGAAGCCATTGTCCGAAACATTCGCCGCGACGCAACCGAAGGAATCGTCAAGCCTTTCGGCTGGACGCTTGAGCTGCTGGCTTCCAGCGGCAAGCGGCAGTTCGACACCAACGCGGTCGTCGAGCGCTACGATTCCCGCATCGCCATGAGTACCATGAGCGACTTCCTCCTGCTGGGCCATCAGCAGGTAGGCAGCTTCGCACTCAGCAGCGATAAGACGCACCTGTTCAGCATGGCGCTCGGCACCTATCTGGACATCATCTGCGAAGTTTTCAACAATCAGGGAATCCCCCGGCTGATTGGCATGAACGCAGACCATTTCAAGGGCATCACTGACTACCCGAAGATTGTACACGGCGATGTGGAAGCACCGAACCTCAAGGACTTTGCAGCCTACCTCGAAGACCTCACCGGCTGCGGCGTGATTATGCCGGACGAAGACCTCGAAGACTTCGCCCGCCAGATCGCAAAGCTCCCGGAACGCATGGAGGCCCGTCAGTTCGATCAGGAAGCCCGCGCCCAGCAGCGCCGCGCAGCCCGTGAGAAGAAGGACGCGGACGCAGGGAAGGACATCGACACGGAAGATATTGCCCCGGAGGACGAGGAAGAGATCAAAGAGTGACCGCTGGAAAGGTGGTGAGCGCTGATGATTGTTGTCTTTTCAAAGGCCATGCCCAGCAAGCAGACGGTGCTGGATAAGCTCAACTCCTTCATCGACGCTTCCAGCCCGAAGCTCGCCACCTTTCTGCATCACCAGATCAACCAGCAGCAGAACGCAGTCACCTACAAGGAGCTGCACGAAGCCATCCACCAAGGCCAATTCCCGTTGAGCTACCTGACCAAATGGCAGCAGGATTACAGCCAATTCATCATCGACCACTACACGCCGATGGTTGACAAGGCGGTAAAACAGGCAGCCATTGACCTCGCCGGAGAGTACGCCGGAGCGATCTTCGACCCTCAAATTGGGCTGATGGATGATTACATCAAGACCCACGGCGGCAAGCTCATCCAGCAAGTAACGGCGACGCAGTACAACGCGATCAACACGCTCGTGCGGCAGGCATCCATGACCGACACCATGACGGTCGACCAGCTTGCGCGAGCCATTCGCCCTTGTGTGGGCCTCACGCAGCGGCAGGCGCAGTACGTCAAGCACTACTACGACAACCTGATAGATCAGGGCTACAGCCCACAGGCGGCCTTGAAAAAGCAGGCTGCCTATGCCGCAAAAGTCCACCGACAGAGAGCGCAGACCATTGCAGAGACGGAAATGGCCTACGCCTACAACGCAGCAGCCGACGCGGTTGTTCAGCAGAACATCAAAGACGGCTACTTCGACCCCGGCGTAGAAAAGTATTGGCTCACGGCAGCCGATGAACTGGTATGCGATGAGTGCGGAGCCATCGACGGAGAGACAGTCCCCATTGACGCGCTATTCTCAATAGGCGTTAAACTCCCTCCTGCGCATCCTCGCTGCCGTTGCGCCGTAGGCTATAAGAACATCAAAGTCCTCAAGCCCGCCCCTGCTCCGGCCTCCACAGCGGCCCAGAACAGCACACCGGCGCAGCCACAGCAGCCGACGATACCCACAGCACCCGACCCCGGCGCACTCAGCTACAAAAGCAGCGTGAAAATGGGAACCGGCGAAATGCACCAGTACACCGACGCAGACGGTCACGAATGGATATTCAAGCCTGCGCAAAGCAAGTTTGGAGGCCACAAGGAACCGTTCAGAGCCTATGTGCAGGAAGCCGGATACAAGGTGCAGGGCATCGTAGACCCTGACACAGCAGTCCCAGTCAAGGCCCTCACGCTGGACACGCCCAAAGGGTCGCGCTTCGGCGCAGCTCAGCTCCGCATCGAAGACACGGACAGCAGCTTCGACCTCAAGAGTTGGCAGGGCGGCTTCGGAGGGACGACCCCGGATGCAAGCGTCATTGCCCAGCTACAGCGCGAAAACGTGACCGACTGGCTGATGTGCAACTACGACAGCCACGGCGGGAACTTCCTGCGCATCAACAGCACCGGCAAGCTGGTGGGCGTTGATAAGGAACAGGCTTTCCGCTACATCACGAATCCGTCCGCGAAGAAGATGGGCTACAGCTTCCATCCCAATTCGACCTACGGAGAGACGGAACCGATCTACAACACCCTTTACCGCAAGTTCGCCAACGGAGACATCGACATTGACCTCAACGATGTGCTGCCCTACATCCAGCGCGTTGAAGCAGTCCCTGATGCAACCTACAGAGAGATATTCAGAGAGTACGCGGAGGCGCTTCACGGCAAGGGAGGCAAGGCGGAAGCTCTTCTGGACGATATTCTTGCCCGAAAGCAGGGATTGCGTTCGTCTTTTAGGGACTTCTACAGCGATATCCTTACGCAGCGCACCGGCACGAAGACGGTATTCCAGTTTGCCGACGAAGCGGCAGCGGCAGCAAGCAAAGCACCGCTCACAGGTACGGCGATGTCTTCCACCTCCCTGCAAAGCATGTCCTTGACGGATCTGAAAGCCCTCGCACAGAAGCAGGGCATCAAGTACGCTTGGAACATGAACAAGACGCAACTTGTGGACGCGATCTCCGATCCGACAAAGACCGCCCAGATCGTCGCAGACGCAAAGGCCCGCGCCTACGGCATTGGAACCACTCCGAAGAAGCCGAAAGCCACAGCCCCGGCAGCGGCCAAACCTGCAGCAACGGGCAGCCGCCCGAAGATTGACGGCATCACGCAGCTCGGCGACGCGATGGACGATTTCGATGAGGCCCTTGACAATAGCGGATTGCGCGGCGTATCCTTGATTTCAGATAAGGCAGCGCTGGAAGGTATGCAAACCAACCTCCGAAAGATCAACATCGACGGAAGGGATTGCTACGAGCTGAGCGGCAAGCTCACGCATGGCCGCTGGCTCTCGGCTCAGAACGGCTTCCCCAGCAGCAATGTCGACCAATGGACTTTCCACGGCGCGACCGGCAAAATCGACTACACGAAGCCCGTCCTCGAACTGACAAGCGCGAACGTGAACCGCTACAGCATCCCGACGCGCTACATTAGGGACGGCGATGACCTGCTCATCCTGACTGGCAAGGATTGCGAACGTAACGCCCGCGCCATGATGGGTGAGTTCAGTATTCGCGTTTTCAGCACCGATGGAAAGGACGCAGCACAGAAAGCCCGCGCCCTTCTCGCAAAGGCGCAGCTCACCGACATCTTCGATGACGTTGACACCAAAGCCCTCGACCGCTACAAAAAAATGCGCCTGATTTGGCAGAACGACCCGGCGCTCGCCGGAACACTCGACCCGCTGAAAAGCACGGATGCAGACATCCAGATCGCCTTGAGCAGGCTGGGCATTACGCAAGCCCGCGTGGATAAGCTCAAGCTGGTCAAGGTCACAGACGGCTATTTCACCTTCTACGATCAGGCCACAGCAGACCTCGCAAAGAAGAAGGGCGTAGCCTATGTATGGTCGGGTGTCGGCAGCAAGACCAGCGCCACCTACATCATCGAATCGGGCGAAATGACTGCCTCGGCGCAGCGATTGAAACGCGGCATCCTCACAGGCGGCGCTTCGGTCGGCTCGGACATCGGAACAGGCGGCGCGGATAACGTGTTTACGCGAATTGCCATGCAGAAGAATGTCGGGACGGAGTATTTCAACGACAGCTTCGCCCACGGTGACTATCAGTTCATCTTCGACCGCAAGATACTCGGCCGCACGGACTGGTACGCCTACACCGGCGATGAGTTCGGCACGACGCAGGGCAGCACGTTCAGCAATCGCAGAGCGGCATCGGCCCACTTCGACGCGCTGAACCGCCGCTATTGCAGCTCCAATGAAACCATGTTCCGAAAGAGCGTGAGCCTTTCCGACATGACGGAGATCAGGTGCAACAGCCCGCGAAAGAAGCAGGAACTCATTGATTCCCTCCACAGCAGAGGAATCACGGAGATCAACGGAATCAAGCTGGAACAGTTTATCAAAGTCGGAGGCGGTGAGTTGTAATGCTTGACAAGCAGCAGCGGACGCAGTACATCAAGGGAACGTTCGGAGAAAGCTTCTTCGCCCTTGAGAGCTGCGACCCACGAACCCCCTACACCATGAGGCAGAAGGGCGGCAAGGCAATCCTCGCCGTAGCAATCGGCCTTTGCACCAACAAAGAAGGACTGCTCTGCTACTACGACTACGAACGCGGCCACATGCTACGCGGGAAGATCGAAAAGAACCTCAAGAGCGGCATCGTATTCAAAACCAACGCTTTCGACAAGGCGCTGGTGTTTGAGCCGCTGACGCTGGAAACCTTCGACCGGGAGCTGAGACACACGCTGCCGGAGGAAGTTTCCGAGCTGCTGCACAGCATTGATGATGTCTGCGTTTGGTATCGCAAACAGGCAGGCATGGTCTGATTCACCTGAACCCACATCCCTCGGCCCCGAAAAGGGGACGGGGATTTTTTCATTTTGGGGAGAGAAAGTTATGAAACACACATTTTCGGATTTCTACCGGCAGAGGCCGCGAGCTGAACCCGCCCCGGTCACCAAGGGATTGCTTACCGTCCAGAAAGCCGACGAAGAGCGGCACATGGTGTTTGGCTGGGCTTCCATCGCCCAGCAGGCAGATGGAAGTGTAGTCCAGGACTACCAAGGCGACATCATCGACATCGAAGACCTTGAGAATGCCGTCTACGATTACGTCATCCTCTACCGCGACGGCGGCGAAATGCACGAGCGCGGAGGCGTGGCGGTACTCGTTGAGAGCGTCGTGTTCACGGCAGCAAAGATGCAGGCGATGGGCATCCCGGAAGGGACGCTGCCCTACGGCTGGTGGATTGGCCTCAAGGTAATGGACGATGATGTATGGGCCAAAGTCAAGGATGGTACCTATCGGATGTTCTCCATAGAGGGTGAAGCAGTCCGTCAGGAAATTGAAGAGGAAGGAGGCGGCAACGAATGAGCAAAGCCCACAAGCTACGAAACCTAAAACTCCGCAAAGTTGACTTTGTAGATCAGGGAGCAAATCAATTCGCACACATTCGACTTGCGAAACGGAACGAAAGCGAAGCGCCAGACAACATGCCCGAATCTTCATCCGAAGAGCGGGCATTTTTTGAACGCCTTGGTGCTTTCATTGCCAAGATGTTTCACGCTTCCCCGGTCAGCAAAGAAGCCATGACGTTCGATCAGGTTGAAGAAAGCCGCGACACTCGCAGCACCATCTACCGCATATCGGATTCCATGTGCGAAAGCATCAATGCCATCATCAACGATAAAGACCTTGATGATGCGCAGAAGTCCGAAATGATTAGGCAGACAGCCGATCAGGTCGCAGATGCAATCAAAGAGGATATCGCTTCCGTATTTGGCGGCACCTTGCAAAAGAGCGAAACCACGGAAGAACACGCGGGATCGCTCGAAGTCCCGTTCACAGGAAGCGACAATCCCGACCCAGAACCTACTCAGCAGGAAGGAGAGACCAACGTGATTTTTGATACCAGCAAAATGACCCCTGAAGAGAAGGCCACTTTCGATGACCTTGCCAAGCGATTTGGCACCGAAGACACACATGATGCCGCCTCCGAGCAGGCCGCCGAACCCCATGCCGCTCCGACTGTCGACGGTGACATTTACAAGGGCCTGCACCCCGTTGTTCAGGAAGAGCTGCGCAAGGCCCGCGAGTTCCGCGATCAGGTCGAAACCCAGCAGCTCACCGCCATGGCGAAGAAGTACGAGCTGCTTGGCAAGAAACCTGAGGAACTCGTGCCTTTGCTCAAGAGCCTCAAGGCTGCTGGCGGCACTGCCTACGACGACATGATTAGCATCCTTGACAGCAATCTTGCCGCCATCGAGAAGTCCGGCGTGTTCAGCGAAATCGGCAAGCGCGGCACCGAGAGTGGAGCTGGAGACAATGCTTGGGGCAAGATCGAAGCCGCCGCACAGGAGATCATCAAGTCCAAGCCCGGTATGCGCTGGGCTGATGCCGTCGATTCCGCTTGCCTCGCCCATCCTGAACTTGTGCAGGAGTACGAAAAGTCCCGCTAATTCACAGTAGCGGAAGAAAGGAGAACACACATGACCTATCTCACCCATCCTATCGACAACTCGCCGACCATCAGAGGAACGGCAGGGG